CGCGGGCTTCACCGCCCACTTCCTGCGGTCCTACGTCGTCAAGGTCATCAGCGGGATCTACAACGTCTCCGGTCAGGCGGCTCGGATCGCTGCGACCCGCGAGCTCTACCCCGCCGCTGGAACCTACGTTTACACCGGGCGCCCCGCCGCTGTCCGCGCCGCACGCAAACTCCACACGGATGCGGGCTCGTACCTTCAGACCGGCTACTCCGCCTCGATCACGACGACCCGCGCGCTCTATCCGTTCGCGGGCTCCTACGCGGTCGCGGGCAATCCGGCTGCGGTTACTTCTGCGCGTAACCTCTACCCCGACGCCGGGTCCTACACCTACACAGGCGAGAGCGTCAGCTTCCGTTCGGGCTTCAATCTGTTTGCCGGTGGTGGAACCTATGTTTTCACCCCGTCTACGACCTATTTGGTCCGCGGTTACTGGATCGATGCCAAGACGGCAGGGAATTATACTGTAACCGGGAACGACGCCCGCTTGTTTCAGAGCGCGTTCTTCTATAATGATAGTGAATACATATACGTGCCCGACCAGCCGCGCACGATGGCAGTTCTCGCCGAGGAGCGTTACATCTTGGTACCACCCAAGCCGCAACTCGAAGAATACGCTGAAGATCGGACGGTCGAAGCAGAAGCCAGGATCAGGGTGGCGTGATGAAGCTCGCGACGTTCGTCAAATCCCCAGCAGAGCGCAAGCGCTACGTCATCGACTACACCGACTGGCTCGACACGGGCGAGACGGTTGTGTCCACCAACTTCACTGTCAGCCCCAGCGTGCCGACCACCGGGCTTGTCGTCGACGCCGTCGCGATCGATCCGAACGGCAAGGAAGTGGTCTTCTTCACCTCATTCGGAACCGCCAACGTCACCTACACCGTCGAGGCCCTTGTCCAGACATCGGGGGGCCAGGTCAAAGAGGACACGGTGGTCTTCTCGGTTCGAGACCAATGAGGCCCACCCATGGACGATTTGCATCGCACCGTCGGTAATTTCGAAGCCAAGATCGACCGCCTGGAGCGGGACGTCGCCACGCTCATCAAGCATCAGAACGAGATGCTCCAGATCCTCCACCAGGCCAAGGGCGGCTGGAAAGTCATGGTCATGGTCGGCGGCGCGGCCTCCGCCATCACAGTCTTCTTCTACAAGATCCTCAGTTATTTCTGGGTCATGCCTCGATGATGAAACTCGGACCTGAAGGCGAGAAGCTCATCAAGGATGGTGAGGGCCTCGTCCTCTACGCCTACGACGATGCCAACCCGTCGAAGCCGTTTCTCAAGGGCAAGCCGAAGGGCGAGCTGACGATCGGCTACGGCCACACGTCTGCTGCCGGTGCGCCCAAGGTCGTGCCGGGCATGAAGATCACCAAGGCCGAGGCCGAGAAGATCTTCAAAACCGACATCAAGAAATATGTGGATGACGTCAACCGGCTCGTTACTCGCGAAGTAACTCAGAACCAGTTCGATGCGCTGGTGTCGTTCCACTATAACACTGGCGCACTGGGCAAATCGACGCTGCTCAAGCGCGTGAACGCCGGACAGTTCGACCAGGTGCCCGCCGAGTTCATGAAGTGGGTCAACGACAATGGTCGGATGGTGCCGGGCCTTGTTAATCGCCGTCGCGCTGAAGTGGCTGTATGGCGGGGGATCGAGGACGGTAGCATCGCTCCTGCTAAGCAGGCGGTTGAACCTCCCAAACCCGAGAAGCCGATCACGAAGTCCAAGATCGCCACTGCCTCGGCAGGGATAGGCATCGCGGGCGGGCTCGAGGTCGCCAACCAGTTCACCTCTGCCGTCTCAACAGCGTCGGCCACGCATGACAGTGTCGGGATTTTGACAGTGTTGCTGCGCTCGCCGACGTTCTGGATCGCGCTCGTCATTCTCGCCCTTGCCGGTGCCATCTGGTACTGGCGCAGTCAGATGCTTCAGGAAACGGGGGCGTAACCTTGCCGATACTAGCGTGGTTGCTCTCGCCAATCGGAAGATACGTTGCTATATTCCTCGTCGCCGCAAGCGTGCTTGGCGGTCTCTATTTGAAGATCAGGTCGTCTGCTCGCGATGCGGTTCAGAGCGAGATCATGACCGAGAGCCTTGGAAGGATCACGGATGCGATACGCGCTGGTGATGCTGTCAGCACTGATCCTGGGAGCTTGCTCAAGGACGACGGGCACTGCCGTGACTGTCGATAGCGTTTGCACGGTCTGGCCGGTGACGGCCTGGTCGATCAAGGACACGCCCGAGACGATCAAGGGCAACAAGTTCAACAACGCCCGGCGTTCGGGCTTCTGCGGAGAGTGACGATGGCGAAGATGTCGAAGCGCACGGCGATCATGGACAAGGGCATGGACAAGAAGGCCCCGGCCAAAGGCGGCAAGATGCCGATGGCTGACAAGGGCGGCAAGAAGATGCCTGCCTTCCTCATGAAGATGAAGAAGGGCAAGTAATGCCCAAGAAGCCGACCAAGTCGCGCGTCAACGAGGCCGGGAACTACACGAAGCCCGGCCTTCGCAAATCCTTGTTCGAGAAGATCAAGGGCTCAGCGGTGCAGGGCACGAAGGCGGGCGAGTGGTCGGCTCGCAAGGCTCAGCTCCTGGCCAAGGAATACAAGGCCAAGGGTGGGGGGTACAAAGATTGAAAGCCCCCCAGAAGTCCTTGAAGGCGTGGACCGATCAGAAGTGGCGCACCAAATCGGGCAAGCCATCCTCTGAGACCGGCGAGCGCTACCTGCCCGAGAAGGCCATCAAGGCTCTCTCGCCTGCGGAGTATGCCCGCACATCCTCCGCCAAGCGTGCGGGGATGAAGGCGGGCAAACAGTTTGTGCAGCAGCCGGAGAGCATCGCCAAGAAGGTGCGTCCCTACCGGCAGAAGGGGAAGTGACATGGCGAAGACCCCTGCCTGGACCCGCAAGGAAGGCAAGGACCCCAAGGGCGGTCTGAACGCCAAGGGTCGCGCTTCCTACAACAAAGCCAACCCCGGCAAGCCCGGCCTCAAGGCCCCGCAGCCGGAGGGCGGTCCTCGTCGTGACAGCTTCTGCGCCCGCATGAAGGGTATGAAGAAAAAGCTGACGAGCGCCAAAACCGCGAACGATCCCAACTCCCGCATCAACAAATCGTTGCGGGCCTGGAACTGCTGAAGGAGAGCCACATGGCAAAAGATATGAAGAAAGTCGAGAAGGCCGAAGACGTCACCCCCGAGGTGAAGATCATCCAGGCCGAAACGCAGCCGATCTTGCAGATGACGTCTCAGACGCTCGCTGAGCTCGAGGCCGGTAAGAAGGCGCTGGCGAAGCAGGCCGACAATCGATGACCATTGAAGAACTCATCAACCGCGTGTTCTCGGTTCGCGATGCCGCTCATATCGAGCACTGGCTGACGAAGTCGTATGCGCGTCACGAGGCGCTCGGTGAGTTCTACGAGGGCGTCATCGACCGTATCGACACGCTGGTCGAAGCCTACCAGGGTTTCTACGGCCCCATCGGTACGGTCGGTCTGTCGCAGATCCCGTTCCAGGACTTCGACGCGATGCTGGCTGATGAGGCCAAGGCGATCTCGGAAGCCCGCTCGCAGATCGCTCGCGGCAACGCGACGATCGAGAACCTCGTGGACGGCATTTGTGAGGTCTACTTCAAGACCTTCTACAAACTCGCCAATTTGAAGTGAAACGATCATGGTCGCTCTGAAGCTGGCTAATTTCGGTGGGATGATCCCGGCAATAGACGACCATCTATTGCCGGAAGCCTACGGTTCGCTGGCTCAGAACGCCTGGCTCTACTCGGGCTCGCTCGACGGACTGCACGGGCTGAAGGAGGTCTATGCGGCGACCAGCTCGCTGACCCGCAAGGTCTACCGCATCCCCAAGCAGTACTACGACAAAGACCATATCTACGACAGCTACTGGCTCGAGTTCGCCGACCCGGACACGGATGTCATCCGCTCCCCGGCGGTCAACGACAGCTTCGAACGCTATTACTGGGCGTCACCCACACAGGGTGCGCCGCGCTACAACACGCTGCAGCGCATCATCAACTCGCAGCCGTCTTTGATCCTGGGCATCCCGGCTCCGACCGTCGCACCGACGGTGACGGTGGCGGGGGGCGCAGCGCCGACCTACGACCGCGCCTACGTCTACACCTATGAGAGCGCGTATGGCGAAGAGGGTCCGCCCAGCCCACCGACGGTGGTCAACGGCAACATCAGCGGGACGTGGAACATCACGGTCACCGCGCCAAGCGTGCCGATCACGACCGACCGCAACATCACCAAGATCAACATCTACCGCACGATCACGTCCGCGTTCGGCACCGCGACCTATTTCTACGTCACGACCCTGACGATCCCGACCGTGACCTACGCGGACACCCAGCCCGACACCACGGTCGCAGGCAACAACCTGCTGCCGAGTGTCGACTGGAACCCGCCGCCGTCCGACCTCAAGGGCATGATCGCGATGCCCAACGGCATCGTCGCCGGGTTCAGAGAGGACGAGGTCTGGTTCTCCGAGCCGTACCGTCCGCACGCCTGGCCCGCCTCGTACACACTCAGCGTCAACTTCCCCATCGTCGGCCTCGGAGTCGCGGGCACCTCGCTGATCGTGCTGACGACCGGCTACCCGACTGCGATCACCGGCATCAACCCGACCTCGATGAGCCAGGCGCGCATCGCGACGTTCCTGCCTTGCCTATCCAAAGGTTCAATCGTCTCAGGCGCGGAGGGCGTTTTCTACGCCTCGCCGAACGGTCTGGCGCTCGCCGCCAACGGGACGGTTCAGGTCATCACGCAGACGACGATCACCAAGGACAAGTGGCTCACGCTGCTGAAGGTCCCCACGCTGCGCGCAGCTCGTCTGGGAGATGCCTATTACTGCTGGGGCTCGCCCCAGGAAGGCGTGTTCGAGCCGACCGCGTTCGACAACGACGCCTTCATGATGACGAACGTCGAGGGTGGCCGCTACGGCGCGATCATCGACTTCAAGAACCAACGCATCCCCTATGTGAAGCTCTACGACGAGAACCCCGTCGTGAACACATGGGAAGACCCGTGGACCGGCGAGCTCATGCTCTTCCGGGACCAGAAGGTCTATTGGTTTGACGTGTCTGCGGAGACGCTGCGCGAGCCCTACACCTGGCGCTCGAAGGTCTTCCAGATGCCGAACATGCGCAACATGGAAGCCATGCGCATCTGGTTCAACGTGCCCGTGGGCGCTCCCGCGCTCAACCCCGTGCCGGATGTGAACCTCAACCAGCAACTCAAGGCCGATCAGTGGGGCCTGGTGCGCGTCTATGCGGACGGTCGCCACGTCTTCACCCGCGAGATCCGCGTGTCTGGCGAGATGATCCGCCTGCCGTCCGGCTTCAAGGCGACGAACTGGCAGATCGAGGTCGAGGCCCGCATCCAGATCTACACGATCGAAGCGGCGACGGCAGCGAAGGAACTCGCCAGTGTCTGAGCCGAGCTATCCCGGCATCCCTGAGCCGACCCTCTCGCTCGAGGGCCTCATCAACACCGTGGTTCAACTGAAGATCGCGGTGGAGATGCTCAGCGGCCAGCGCCTTGGCGCATCCTATGGCGCCCCCCGCATCTTCGTGCAGAAGACGATGCCGACGACCAACGACATCGGCGATTTGTGGATCAACACGGCGCTCAACAACAAGCTGCACTTCTGGGACGGCAGAAACTGGACGCAGACAACTTAGTGATCGAGTTCAACAACCCCGCTCACCTCGAGACCATTGCGAACGCGGCCAACGTCCTTCCCAACGCCGCCTACGACGCCTGCATTGCCCACTACAAAAATGGCAGGTTACTCGGCGGAGTAATCTACCAGAACTATACCGGTGCCAGCATAACCATGCACACAGCCGGTTTCGATCCCCATTGGATCAATCGGGATATGCTTTGGGTGTGCTTTCATTACCCGTTCGTGCAACTGAATTGTAACAAACTATTTGGGCAAGTCCCTGCGTGGAACCTCAAAGCACTTGAGTTTGACCTCCATATAGGGTTTAAAGAAGAGTGTATTATTCGCGACGTCTATCCGCAGGGTGACATGATCCTTCTCTCCATGCGCAAAGAAGACTGTCGCTGGCTGAAACTCCGGCCTCGCACTATCGCAGCGCCGCAGGAGGACGAGTAATGGGTGGAAAATCTAAAGCTCCTCCCCCGCCAGATTATACGCCGATAGCCGCTGCCAGCGCCGAAAGCGCCCGCGTCTCTGCCGACGTAGCCCGCGAACAGCTCGCCTGGGCGCGTGAGCAGTACTATTCCGACAAGGCCATCACCGATCTCGTCGTCGCGACAGCGCTTGACCAGCAGGCAACGAATGATGCTGCCGCTGCGAAGGATCGTGCGCGTTACGAGCAGAAGTACCAGCCGCTCGAAGACGAGCTGATCTCCGACGCCAAGAGCTACGCAACGAAAGAGCGTCAGGATCTTGAAGCCGGTAAAGCGACTGCCGCCGTTGGCGAGCAGTTCAATCAGGCGCGTCAGGCTGCTCTGCAGAACCTCGAGAGCTACGGCGTCGACCCGACATCGACCCGCTACGCCGCTCTCGATCTCGGCACTCGCGTTCAGCAGGCTGCGGCTCAGGCTGCTGCTGGCAACAATGCCCGCACGCAGACGGAAGCCATGGGTCGCGCCATGCGCTCGGAAGCCATCAACGTCGGTCGTGGCTACCCCGGCCAGATCGCTGGCACCTACGGCACCTCGCTTCAGGCGGGCAACCAGGCTGCGAACACCACGCTCGCCCAGACGGCGTCGGGTGCCAACACCATGGGTACCGGGATGCAGTGGCAGGGCATGGGCAACCAGGCTCTCGGCATCTGGGGCAACACGCTCAACATGGGCTACCAGAACCAGATGGCGCAGTACAACGCCAACCAGCAGAGCTCGTCGGGCCTCGGCTCGGCGCTCGGCATGGGTCTGGGCCTGCTCACAACGCCGCTCAAGGGCACGATGCTCGGGATGCTGGCGGATGGCGGCACGGTGCCGGGTGAGGGCGGTCAGGTTCCGCCTGAAGCCTCGCCCACTCGTGGCCAGGCTATCGACGATGTTCCGGCGCGTCTGACGCCCGGCGAGTTCGTCATCCCCAAGGACGTCGTGTCCTGGGTGGGTGAGCGGACCATGCACCAGATGATCGAGAAGGCGAAGAAGGAGCAGTCGGAGCTGCCGCAGCGTTCGGGCGCGATCCCGGACGTCGTGCCGATGACGGCTCCTGAGCGTCCGACTTTCGCCTCTCGTGGAGGAGCTAT